ACTGCTTTTGTTGTCATCAGGCTTCCCGATTTAATTTAAGCATAATACATGATACAAGAAAAAGCTGCCCTGTAAAGGCAGCTCGTGAGTTAATTAACTTTGTGATTGAGTTTGTAACTCCAATTGAGATCATCGATGTAACGATATCCGTAAGGTCTAAATGCCTTCATCAATAAATCAGGCATATAGTCGTTGGCAACCCTGTCCTCAAAAAACACTCTTTTGGGGCAATCCTTAAGTGCATCTTTTATCTCAGGATCGTTTTCCTCATCAAGGAGAAAAGTTAATGTGACTTTAATCATAATTTTTAGCAAGTTAATATTTGGAAGGCCCCCCGAAGGGGGCTTTGATTAGATCAGTCCACGTTCTTCGAGTTTGAAAGCATATCCGATTGGATCTACTTTTTCCTCGTAATTGTAATCCGTGTGGTGGGTGGTATCGATCAGAATAATTAGTCTGGCGTCTTTGTCTTTTTGACTTATCTGCCAAATATTGCTATCGAAAAAATAAGTGTAGGTTTGGTTATTTATAAGAACTCTATAAGTTCCCTCCCCTTCATTATTTATCAGCCCTTCCAGTTTTCCTTGTATGGAAATCTGAGTTTGAGGTGGTTTAGAATTTCGACCCGTGTTGTGATTGGCCAGCCAAGAAACATTTACTTCTTGGTCGACTCTGGGCATAAGTTGAGCTTGTATAAGCTCCTTATTTCCATCTGTCCTTAAAAGATAAGGTCCAGTGAATTGTTTAATATCTGAGACTTTGTTTCCAAAGTACAAATAATCACATCCGTACATAGTATTCAGTTGACAAGGTACAATTGAGGAATCTTCTCCCTCAACTCCATTGTACCCTAATGACACTCTGAGTCAACTTGTCTTGTGACACTATTATTACAGGCACATTGGGTTGGGTTAAGATGGTTGACAGTATCATTAGGTTGAGGTAATATATAACTAGGCAGAGATTGCCTCCAATTAACTTGCTAAAGAAATGAAGCTTTACAAAACAATCGAGGATGACTTAGGAGTCACCTACGCAAAACCAAAAAACCATCGCCTTGACCCTGATGGTCGAATCATTGCTGACTTTATAATAGTAAATGCACCAAGCGACCTTATAAGCGAAATTGGTAAATTCAACAGCTACAGATTGAAAGACATGGAGGTTATTAAATAATGAATTTCACAGCAAAAGACCTACTCAAAGAGATTGAAATTGAGCTAGGCGGTAAACTTACACCTCACCAAAGAATTATCGGAGGTAAGGAAATTTACAAAACTTACGGTTTCAATTGCCGCATTGCCCCAGAGCAAATAGACGAGGCAACTCAAGTAATTATCAAAGCTATTTTTTAGGAGACAATCAAATGGGATTATACGTCAACATTTACAAATGCTCAAAATTTGGGGACTGCACCTTAAACGGTGTGTCCTCAAGAGATATCGAAGGCTTATGCCTAACCAACGTCGAGGGTCCTTTTGAACCTTCAGACAATTATCCAGCAGCCCAGCTTAAAAAGGGTCCTTTTAATTCATTGCACATAAAACCAGCATGGAATGAGGACCAACATACAATGGATGGGGGCAACTTTGCAGCAAGCTGCGACAGCAGGTTCAGCGAAGCTTGCAGAGAGCTTCTTGGGCATCACTTTTACGGTGCGGTTGCAATTCACGACAGAGTGGAGGACTTTTAAATGTATATCCAAGCATCAGAAATTAAAAGCGAATTTCACACCGACACCGAAGGTGAGAAACTCTTAAAACTCATTGAGGATATGCAATGGGACCGTGATAATTTTTCCTCATCTGGTAAACAAACTTTTGACCAAATTGGAGAACTTTTAGGCTGGGGGCATCAAAATGACTGAGAAACAATACCAGCAAGCAAAAGCAGAACTAACCGACAGGTGGTTCAAAGATGAGTCATATACAGACGACATGTTTATATCAGACCTTAAGGGTTTGCAATCGTCTTGGCTGATAGCTTGTTATAACAAATCACTCTAATATTAAGGACATTTAAGTTGACTTACCTATATAACAGAGGTAATATAGTAGTAAGGCAGAGATTGCCGAGTTCCCTTACCAAACAAAAACGTGGACTTTTATCAAAAGCATCTTCTAAACAAGATCGAAACAAGAAGCTGTGGCTCATTTCGTAACGATATTACGATACTTGACAGCTTTCAAACTGAAAACCCTTTTACTAGCGTCATATTGACTGACGGTCAAAAATTTGCAACTGTCAAATACAAAGACCACTGTGACGATGGCCCAAAAACAAAATGGGAAGTCGAGGTCATTACATTTCACAGAGACTTGATGGACCGCATACGAGGCACACAGCCATCAAGATATAGAAATTTCTTAGGCAACCATTACATTACGGTGACTAAGTAATGAAACATTTTCTTTTATACATTGCGATGGGCGGCATACTTCTCACCGCCCTTGACAACACTTTCACCCAGATGACAATTGCAGATTGTAACGCTGGTATCCAACTTGCCTGTGAGGAACTTAAAAAATGAGAAAAGTACAAATTACACTTTATGGAGAAACGGAGTCGGACTTATGCGACTCCCTCCGTGAAATTAGTATGGATATTTATTCAAAAATATCAAACAGAACTAACCCCAAGCAGCGAAAGTTTACTGGTCATCATTCTGTTGAGACTGACCCAAGATACATCGGCACTTGGGAACAACGAGGTTTTTGGGAATGCAATGTTGTTTCTGATCGTGAATACAGGAGGTTTAAATGAAATATCAAGACCCAATCCTCATGAATATGTCAAACGACGAATATCACGCAAAGGAAGATATCAGTGCCTCAGACCTTAAAAGCTGGGTCAAAACTTGTCCTAAAGTTTGGCATCAATTGAAATATGGCGACGGCAAAGTCGACCACGCACCAGTTGTAAAAAAGGCATTTCGAGATGGGGAACTGGCTCACGCTTTTACTCTTGAACCAGAAAGGGCAGCAAAAGACTATGTCATCTGCCCAAACAAAACAACAAAAGCTGGCAAGGCTGCAGCAGAAGAAATTATTGCTCAAGGCAAAGAACCAATTTCACAAGCAGAATATGACCTCTCTTCTTCTCTTTCAGCTTCGGTTCATGCCCACCCAACTGCCTCAAAACTTTTATCTTTTGGGCAGCCAGAACTTAGTTATTTCAAAACCGACCCATCAACTGGTTTAGCTATTAAAGCCAGACCCGACTGGATATGCGGTGATGTAATCGTTGACCTCAAAACCACAGGAGAAGGAGGTGCATCTCCTGATAATGCAATCAAAACAATTGCACGATATTTATATCATTTGCAAGCAGCTCATTATTTACAAACTACTCTGGCATCTGAATTTTATTTTGTATTTGTTGAGAAGGTTTTTCCTTTTGCAGTTGGAGTCTATTCTCTTGATGATGACACACTTCGTGAGGGTCGTGCTTTACGACACCTTGCACTTGAACAGATTGCACAATGCCACACCGATGGATATTGGCGTGGATATAGCGAATCTGTCGAAACTTTATCCTTGCCTAATTGGGCTTATTTAACAAACTAATCATGCAATTTTCAAAAGAACAAGTCGAGAAGCTTAACGAGCCTATACTCGGAGCAAACGTAAAAGAAAGAGAAGCTGGCTGGGGTGGAAAAGATAACACACTCGCTTACGTAGAAGGTTATCACGTCATAGCTGAAGCTAACCGCATCTTTGGTTTTGGTGGTTGGAGTAGTGAAACTATCGAAACAACCTGTGTTCAAAACGAACCTAGAGCCGTCACTTACATAGCTAAAGTACGAATTACCGTTGGAGATGTGATTAGAGAAGGAACTGGTGCTGGTCATGGTAACCAATCCAATCATGGAAACAACCACGAGTCTGCTATCAAAGAAGCTGAAACGGATGCTCGCAAAAGAGCCTTCATGCAGTTTGGTAATCAGTTCGGCTTATCGCTTTACAACGGCAAAGATAAATCGTGGAAAAGCAACAAAGAAAAACCACAAAAAGAAACTTTAGTGTCTGAGCAACCTTCAGTAACTGAGATGGCACTCAAATGGATACAAAAAGCTCCATCCCAAAAGCACCTTGATGAAATTAAAAAAAGGTTAGACGCTCAAATGAAAGAAGGAAACTTATCAGATAGCGAAAGGCACAAGCTGACAAACGCTATCGTTCAAAAGGAGGCATCTTTATTATGACTGAAACTTCAACTTACCTCGACACCAAACAGCTTGCAAAACGCTACGGTGTGACCGATAACACGGTCAAAATATGGCGAATGAAAACAAGGAAGGAAAACAAACAAGTCGGTCCAGAATGGTATGAACTACCAAAGTTTGCATCGACTCCTTCGGCATCAAGAGTTCGCTACAACCTCGACCAAGTTATTGCTTGGGAGAAAGAAAACAACATCATCCCAAAGGAGGAATCTTAATTATGGCTTTTAAAAACGCATTCACAGGAAGGCTTGTTCTTTTTAACAACCAACAAAAGAAATCAGACAAGTCTCCCGATATGAGTGGTTCTGTTGAGTTCAGCTTACAAGATGCAATGGCATTTGCAGATTGGATAACAGGGCAAGGGGGAGAAGAAAATTACAAAGGAGAAAAAGTAATTAAGGTTCCAGTGAGTGCTTGGCACACACAATCCAAAAATGGAACTGGATTTATCTCAGGTCAAATGGCTGCTCAAAAAGCACAAGCAGAAGTGGATGAAATTCCATTCTAAATATTAGGCTTCCTTCGGTGTAAGTCCTAATGCAGCTATCATTCGCTTTTCCAATTTATGCGATGTGATTTGGCTTATTTCTCATCAATCGTTTTCTGTTAACGAGCAAAACAGAGTACAAACTTAACTAACAAACAACCATGTCTCAAAGAAACCTAGAGATCACAGTGC